TCCATAAAGAAACTTTATCTGTGTTGCTGCATCAATACTATTTTCACTTTGATCTCTTTTCTCATACCAAAGTTGCCTAGCAGGTCTGCCTACATTGGACATTCTCAATCTAAAAGAAGATTTTTCTCCAACTTCAGGATTTGCCCAAGACAATATAGATTCTTTTATTCTACTAAGAGTAAGATCTAAATCTTTTTCTTTAATAGGTAAAGGAACACCCTTAGAAAGATCCTCTAAAGGTGCATAAATATCATCTATGAGATCTTTTAAAAGAGGCACATTTGTTTCCTTTCAGGAGGACTAGCAGAATGTTTTACAAAATGTAACTTTCTAGTTTTAGAATTAAAGTGAAGATATTGTACGCCCAGTTCTTTCTGAGCTTCTGTTCTAGAACAAAGCCTTGAATCTTTATAAGACTTTACATCTATCAATTTAATTTCACCATCTGGACCTATAGCTACTAAGTCTATAGGACCAGTGCATCCACAGTTTTTAAATACATAATAACCTTTATCCCATAGGTAAGTAATAGCATAGTGTTCTGCTAAATCTCCCTTAACATTAGAGTTCATAGGTCTTAAAGGATTTTCTATAATAGGTTCTAGCTCATCTTGACTCTGTTCAGAAATAGATTTAGTGAGTTTCAGCCCAATTTGTTCCAACATTATATTCTCCATCTAAAGGACAATCTAAATTTAAAGGTGCTGTAGCGGCTCTTAATGCTTTAACACCCAATTCACCTACAAAAGAAGCTTGATCTTCTCTAACTTCTAACTGCCATTCATCATGCACATTAGCTACAAACCTAGCATCTAATCCGCGTGATAAGATATCATTATTAAAAATAGTAAGTGCTTGTTTCATAATAATAGCACCTGCTCCCTGTAATAATGTATTTAGTGCTGCGTGTTCAAAACGTATCTTTAATTTTCTACCATCCAATCCCTTCACATAACCTTTCTTTGCCTCTCTTGCAACTCTATCTTTAAGAGCTTTAAATGATGGGAGATTATCAGAGAAGCGTTCTCTAAGTTCTTTACCTGATTTTCTACCTCTTCCGACCACAGTTCCAAGCTTTTCATCTCCTGCTCCGTAAATGAGGGCATAGATAAAAGTTTTTGCTTGATTTCTAGATTCAAGTCTAGCAAGATTTTGATTGGTGGTGTGAATGTCTCCATTAATAATTTCATCAACATACCCTCTATCATTCATGTAATGTGCCAAACATCTAAGTTCTAATTGAGAAGCATCTATACCTACAAGCTTATATCCTTTAGGAACTATCCAACAAGACCTACACTCTTTACCATAAGGAGAATAAGTCCCAGGAATCTGTGCCATATTAGGGTAGCTATGTGTCATTCTACCTGTTACTGCCCCATTAGAATTAACATAGCCATGAACTCTATCATCATGATCCTCTACTAATTTAATCCAAGAGTTTATTTGTGCTACTCTTTTTTGAAGAGTTAAGAAACTAGCTATCTTCTTTGCTTCAGGAATATCTTTAATATTTAAAAGAGTAGGTTCATCTACTATAGGTTGTCCTGTATTAGTGAACTTTTTAGGTTTCCAACCAACAGACATGAGATAGTCTCCTATTTGTTTGCGTGAACCTAAGTTAAAACTTTTCTTAAACTCTCTTCTTACTTCTTTGTTTTGTATCATAATTTGATGTTCTTCTTCTGTGAGTCTGGCACCCTCACCATTTAAATCTTTAGCTAAACGAGATACAGATCCATCTTTTGTAAAGCTAGGACGTAATATTCTATACGTAGTCTTGGGCTTAAATGTATCTTGAACATCCTTAGTTACAGCAACAAGTTTATCATTCAGTTCTGCTGATAACATGGTAGCTGCTTTAACATCTAAAAGAAAACCATCTTCTCTTTGTTGATTTATTATTGCGGCTACGTCATGTTCAAGCTTAACTGATTGGCGCGAAAAGCCTTTACTTTCTTTTTTCAAGGCTTCATACACCCTTCTATTTAATTTAACATCGCGTATACAATATTCTAACATTTCAGGACAATAATTATCCCAAGCATCCTCGCTATGTTTGTAATCTCCTTTAATATAATTAAGGCGGTAGCCCCAACTTTCCAGACCATGACCACCCTCTCTAGTGGGATTAAATAATCTAGATAAAACTAAAGTATCTACAATAGGTATATCTCCTAGTATAGGAGTTGTACTAAAAGGATCATAGTTATTCCAGAGTCTATTTATAACTGGAATATCATAACCAATAATATTGTGTCCTATTAGCTTGGAAGCTTTAGATAGGAAAAGTATTCCTTCTTTAATGTGATCAATATCGTACTTGTATATTTGTAAAGTATCTACATCTATGGCAACAATACAAAATATTTGGTTGGGATTTAGTCCATCTGCTTCTATATCAAATACTAAATTCATAGTAGTAACTCTTCTTCCTGATGATCTAATTCTTTAAGTCTGCCAGTTTCAGAACAATAATATAGTCTAGTAGCTATACCTACATCTCCTGTATACCTAGATTTTAAAACTCTGATCTTGGTAGTAGATGCTTCTAAAGGATCATCTGCCTGTTGATTTCTTTCAAGAGAGATCACACAGTCTGATAACTGAGCAATACTTTGACTACCTCTGAGGTGACTAAGCCCTGTCTCAATACCATTCTCATGACCTCTGTTACCGTCAACTCTGCGTAAATGAGATACTAATATCATACCGCAGCCTGTCTCCTCTACTAAACTTCTAAGGCGGTGCATAATACCATCAATAGCTTTGCGTTCATCAGATTCTAGTGTAGATAAGACTAGCATGTGTAAGTGATCTAATATAATCCATTTACAATCTAAACCTACAATCAAATACTTTAACTTATTAAAGATATCATCTAAGTTATTAACGCCATGATTAGCATAGATCCAAACTCTATCTTCGTTCTCCTTCATAAATACCTTTTCAAATATATCTTCTAGTTGTTTATCAGTGTAGTTTTGTTTAACGCTATCAAGATGTAACTTTGCATTTGCCTCAATAGACATAACACCTTCAGCGGTTCTAGTCCAACTCTCCTCTAAAGCAACTATTCCTACATTGTCATCTGTATGATTTATAAGCCAGTGTTCTAACTCTCTAGTAACACTAGACTTTCCTAGTCCTGTGCCTCCAGTGAGCGTAACTAACTCCCTTAATCTCATACCTTCTAATTTAAAATTAAGACCCTTCCAAGGGTAAGGAATGGAAGGTACTCTATTTTTTCTATGGTCAGTATAGTCCTGTAGTTTTTCCGATATATTAATTACACCTTCAGGCTTATATACTTTAGCGTCCCACCAACTCTTCATAAATGCCGCAGTTCTACCTTGGCGTAAACAATCATTGGCATCTTTAATATCAACGGGTAGTTGTACTATCTTTACTTTTCCTGGACTAAGTATTTTAGCTACTTCTTTAGTGGCTAATTTACCTGCCTTATCATTATCAAAACAAAGAACTATAGTTTTATAAGACTCTAAAAACTCAAGACTATTCTTAATACAACTAACAGCAGTAGACGCTGATTTAATAGATACAGAAGCCCACTTACTGCCCATCATTTCATAGGCAGCCATAGCGTCGCATTCACCTTCAGTTATGGTTATGGTGTGTCCGTTATCACTACTAAATAGATTTTCTCCGAATAAACCAGTACCTTTGGAATTACCTTTCCAACTAAAAAGTTTATTTGGTCCTCTGACTTTTGTGGCTGATAACTCATGCGAGTTATAGTATGGGTAGTAATGCTTTAAAATATTTTCATTAGCATCTTTGGTTGACTTAACACCGTAGAACTTTGCAGTATTAAGACTTATCTTTCTATCAGTAAGGGTATTAAAAGAAGCTCCACTATTTAAATCTGAATCTTGCATCTTTTTATTCCTTCTTGTTGTAGATACCTCATCATCTAAATAATTATTAATAAGAGTACCACAACTAAAACAATAAGCACTACCATCTGCATTGAGTGAAACAGCATCGCTGCTGCCACACTCTTTGCAAGGTAGATGATATTTTACAAAAGCCATCTATTTATTTCCTATTGAATCATCCTCTACTATAGCTTCATCTACAAGATACTCACTTAAACTATCTGATAATTTAACAACAGCAGCTTCAGCTATAGCTAATTGGATCTGCATGGCATCTAAATTATTTTTAGCTTGTACTAATACAGTAAAAATATTTTGAGCTTTAGGATCTAAATTAGTAACATCGTAAGTTTTACCATCTTTTTTAAACAAAGTTGACATTAGAATAAATCTCCTATCTCTTCATCTTCAGCCATTAACTCTGCTCCATCTGGAATACTGTTTGATTCTACCAGATTAATAATCTGCATAGCTTGAAGATCTAAACCTTTAAATGTTCCATAGCTATTAGTTGTTTCCCATTCTTTATATTGAACTTTTACTTCTGAACCATTACCAACAGTAGTATCTACTGGGTTTTTGTTCTTATCTAAAAGTCTGGGAGTAGAATTAATACCACCATCAGCCCTCTTTACTTTCCTTTTGATAACCAAAGACTGTTGCCCATCAACTTCTTTAGTTGAGAAGCCACGCTTTTTAAAGTCTGCGGCAACTTCATCTGCAACAACAAGATTGACTGAATACACTGGTGTATATTTAGTATTAGGTGTAGTTATATTAGCGTAATATGCTTGTCCTTCTATAACTGGCATACTTTTTCTCCTATTAAGTTTTAAGTTAAAACAGTATTAAGTGGTAGTATTAAGAGAAGTAACCCCATGAAAATATAATATTTAAAGTTATAAAGATACAAGTTCCTAGATTTATAATAGCAAATATAGTTCTAAGAAGTGTAACTCCAACTGCTTCAATTCTATTTTCAGAAGCTTTCTCTCCTAAACTTAATGACCATATACGTACAACAATTAAAAGTGGTTTACAAATTAATTTAAGGAATCGCAACATCTGACCAAACACTTCTATTTGAACTGGCTTGTACAGTGTCATATTCCGTTGACTCAATAATAAATTGAATTACTTCGTGATCTTTAACTTCATATTTATTGCATAAATCAGATAATTTATAACCTTTACTCTTACAAACCTTCATGGCTACCGCAGCTACATTTTTCCCATACTTAATTAAGTGAGCCTTAGTATCGCGGTAAGGATGAGGATCTACATATAGTTGGAAGAATGAAGGTTCTTGGTTCATAAAATAAAATCTCCTTTAGTTGGTATGTTAATTTGTCCATAAGTTATTATTAAGAAAGGTAGTAAAACTACTACACCATTAAGTAGTGCAAAGCAGTTTAAACTTTCTACCCATACAGGTCTAGAGGAGCAGGACTCAAGATCAAGTCCTACCCCATTTCTAGAATTAAATGTTAAATATAATCCGAATACTTTAAATGTCATGCTGCTATCCTATTAAAATAAGTACGTACTCTTTCCTGCCTACTAAAGTTCACTGATGCTATATTCTTTTTAGCAGGTGCATGAGTAGCCCAATCAGTAAGAGAGTTATATACAGCCCACATAGTATCTCCAAATTTAGGCTTATAGATAGTTCTAAATTTATCAACAATATACGTCATATCTTTACTTTTAGATATTAATTCATTTATCTCATCATGTTTTTTATGTGAATAAAATTCACTCATCAAAGTCC